GCCGAGGTCTCGATAATTCGATTCTTCGGGGCTTACGCCCGGTAAGCCGCTGTTCGGGAAAGTCCCGTGCAGATGTACCTTATGGAGGTATATGTTCCCTGAAAGGAGCACACACCATGGCACTGGCTGACCCTCAGTCCCTGCCCACCACTCCGAGTGCAACTGATCTGGACCGCGTTTCCGCGGTGCTGGGTAAGTTCGCTTCGGCGGACACTACCCGTGAGCTGACGGTGAACCACTCGCGCGCTTCGCGCGTGCGGCACGTCGTCAAGCTCACCCAGAGGAAGATCGCGGCGGACCCGCTGCTGCCCTCCCAGAACCGGGAGTACCAGCAGTCGGTTCACATCGTGATCGACCACCCCATTCAGGGGTTCACCGCACAGGAGATCGTCGACCACGCCGCGCTGTTTGTCGAGTACCTCGACAGCACCAGCGGGCTTCTGGAAGACGTGGTGCAGGGACAGTCCTAACGGACTGGTGACGCTAGAGCCACGGGAACTTGGATGACCACCCATTAAGGATGGGGATCATGAAAAGCCTCGTAGCTCTGTTCGAGTCTCTCCTCAGAGACTCGTGTAGTCTGTACGACATTGACCCTACTCGTGACCTTAATACGGTCCGAGCACGATACCGTGAGGAAGGTGAACCCTTCCTCACCATCACACTGGATGCGTTCCGGGTCGGCTTTGAAGCCGCCCTGGAGAACGGATCTTGGGACGTCATCGTTCCGGGTTTCCGAAAGGATGGACAGCTCCCCGCATTTCTGCGAGGTTTTGTCTCCCGCGTGTTCCAGAGGGATGGTCGTATTCGACCAAATCCCGACGTTACTGCGATTCGCATTATCCGCCAGCTGACTGGCTTTGCAGCCAAGATGCGAGTGGAATGCAATCCGAAGTATACGACTCGTGCTCTCGAGGATTACCTCGAGGTTGACGCACGGGCCACTTCTGGATCATCAGCAGAACTTACTGCTGTGTTCGCAGACTTGTTCGACAGTGTCCTTCTCGACGTTCGCGACGAGATGGATTCGTTCTCGTTGTCTGTTAGACACGGGAACGGGGCGAGTCAAGAGAAACTGCTACCGAATTCTCGATGGCAGTTTTCCCGTTGGGAGGAGCGGATGGAACCGTTCTTCCCCTCTTGGCTCTACTGTCGATACAACGATCGCCATGCGATCGACGTCGGTATCGAATACATACAGCCTAGCGACCACCCGGTCAGGGTGGCGTTCGTGCCGAAGACTGCGAAGGGTCCTAGGACCATCGCGGTCGAACCCTCGTGGCGCATGTACGCGCAGCAAGGGCTCATGTCCGCTCTCGTAAGATCAATCGAGAAGCGCGGCTTACCACCGCGGTTCACGACCAGTGACGACAACCGTCGAGCCGCCCGTGAAGGGTCGG